CGTCTGTCAGCCTAAAAGTTTTGTTTCGCAAAAAGGGAGTTGGCAAGAAGGGGTGAGAATTGCCTCAAAAATAAAAGAGGTATAAGATATACAAATGTCCGCCGATATTGAGAAGGTCTCAATCTTTGATGATCGTATTGTCCAGCAGAAGCCTCGCTACGCTGTTGAGAAGGGTGCGCTCTCGCTGACCAACAGCCCTTTTCGTGCGTTGGCTGCCACTTCGTCCCAGCAGACCTACCAGATCCAAGTGCCGTCGTTGAATGTGTTCGTTGATCGTGCGATTGAATGGACTTCCCAGTGCTTTCTGCAATTCACGGCTACGCCAGTCGCTACGGCTTCTACTGGTGTCCCAGTGTGCCTCTTCGGTCGTGATGTAGCCCTCTCGGCGTTCCCTCTCCATTCGCTCGTCAATACCATGACGGCGACCATCAACGACACGAGCACGACGATCAACCTCAACGATGTGCTCTGGGAGGTACTGCGCCTAACGGACTACAAGAAGAACCGAGCCCAGCGCACATGCCCCACCTACCTAGACACTTACCAGTCTTACACCAGTGCCTACGGCGCAATCAATAACCCCATTGGTGGCTATGAACTAGCTGTAGATAGTGGTTCAGTCCCCAACGGCGCATGGGGTGATGTCACCTTCACGACACCAGCTGGTGTTCCTCTAGCCGATGCCTACCCCAGTGGTTCTACATACACTAGCGGTGGGGTCACTGTCACTTTCAACGCTCAAGGCATTCCCCTCCAGACGACTGGTACGGCTTCTTACCCTCTGTTCGTTCGCTTCACCTCTACGGAGAAGCTCGTTATGTCGCCCTTCGTCTTCAGCGACTGCCACGAGTGGGATACTGGCATCTTCGGTGTCCAGAACATTCAGCTCATCATGAACACGACAAGCCCCTCGCTGACGGCGCTCTCTGGTCGTTGCCTCCGTACCAACGGCGTGGTGACAACAATTTCGGCGCTCGGCTACAACGCCAATGTTGTCTCGCCGTTCGGCACTCCCCAAGTCAATGTCCAGTTCCTAACGCCGTCTCTTGATCTCCCTCTGCCCCAGAAGAGCGTCGTGCCTTACATGGAGTTCCCTCGTTATGTCCTCTCTGGCTCGGCGACTGCCCCAGCGTTTGGAACATTCAGCGTCCAGTCCCAGACGATTACGCTTCCCCAGATCCCAGACCTCCTCATTCTCTACTGCAAACCCCAGTCTTACTCGGCGACGGACGGCGACTGGTACTACCCCTTCAACTCATACGGCTCACCCAACGCCCAGCCCATCTCAATCAATCTGGACAACTTTAGCGGTCTCTTGAGCTCCCAGACTGCCCAGCAACTCTACGCCATGTGTGTGCGCAATGGTCTTGACCTCCCTTGGTCGCAGTGGTCTGGTAAGGCGAAGTGTGGTATTTCGCTCTCTACTGCTGGTGATGGCGAACTATCCGCTGTTGCGACGACTGGTGGTTTCCTCGTGCTCAAGCCGTCCCAAGATGTCACCCTCCAGAGCGGTCAAGCGCCGTCGCTGGTCGGCAACTTCACCTTCCAGTTCAACGCAACTTTCTACAATCCTACGAGCAGTACGAGCATCGCCTACAATCTCTACACGATTACGGCGAACTCTGGTTTCTTTGAGACCATTCGTGGTTCGTCTCGCATCATCAAGGGTGTGCTCACGGAGGCGGACATCATCTCTGCGCCGATGGCTGGGTCTCGCTCTGGGCTCACTCGCTGGGTTGGAGGCAAACACGCTCTGCACCGCATGGGCAATGTAATCTCTCGTGTTCGTGAGATGGCGATGGCTCACCTCCCTCAAATTAGGGCGGTCGCCGAGAAGATTAAGCCGATGCTCCCCCAGTCCGCCCAAGATGTGCTGACCTCTGTGGGTCTGGGTCATCGCAAGGGTGCTCACCACCGCCTCCATCATGGCGGAGCATCTACGAACGCCTAAATAAAGTCGTCGCCCTAGAATAATGGATCAATACATCTTTCTTTCTCCACCAAAGTTTCAGCCGATCCAGAGGTGCGAGACTTACGCCCAAAATATTATCACCAGTATTAATGGGGACAGCATCTTACCCCACATAGCAACCATCAAATCTGTCGCTACTCATACGAGCAACCCAGATAAGCCGATCACCTTGTGCGTCGCTCATAGTAATCAGTTCGTCTGTCAGCATTGCGATAAGTTCTTTGAGCGGAAATAATTGTGATCGCAAGTCCCCACTAAAACTCATATAAGCATGGAAACCCATGCTCTTATGAATTGTTTTGATTACCAGAGGATATGAATTGCGAGATTGTTGGGTGAATACTTGTCTGCCTTCCAGTTGCCCTTTATCTTCGTAGCTCGTGATAGATACTTCTTACGCTGAATGTCCGCCGTACCTTCTGGCGCACCTCCCAGCATCTCCACTCTTTGCCAGAGGAGATAATCATGATAATTTTTCAAGCCGAAGCGCCGTATCTTGCCGTCTGGCGTTGTGATCTGGAACTTGTGTTTGCCGTCATCGGCATACTCTAGATTGTTGATGCCGTAGGCTCGTGCCCTAGCCCTAGCCATATTCAAGTACCAGTCCTTACCACCACCACCAAACTCATGTATGCGCACTGCAGTCGCTTGGGCTTTGGCTTGGTCGTAGGTCAGTGGCTTATGCGACAGAATGTGTCCGTTCTCACTGACTACTCTATACCCATCTTCAAATGGAACGATACTATAGGGCATCTCTATGTTCTATAGTGAGGTTTTTTCCGCCATTAAAAATGTTGTGAGTAAGTAAAATGAGCGAAGCCCCAGAGATCATCTCCCCAGTCGTCCCCTCACCCCTAGATGCCTATCGTGGAAGGGGAGTAAGCATTTGCGAGAAGACCCCTACACCAGTGCCGAATGATAGTGCCTTTATTTCACTCCCAGAGACAGAAGTTTCCGTCAGCGATGTTTTCCTTCTTGCACTGGACAAGATCTTTGAAGCGCCGAAGAAGGCAACGGACGCTTTCTATATCTACCTCCACATCATTGAGAAGGAGGTTGAACCGCTTGTAGAGAAGGTCAAGCAGTGGGCACTCAAGGAGCTCAATGACGAGGAGCGCATTGCGTGTGAGAAGCTCATGGAGGAGGGCAAACTCAACGAACCTCCAGTACCAGTCAATGTATAATGATAAACTATTTCTAGTGATGTATGTAGTGTAGGGTAAATCGCAGACTTTGTGGCTAGGCTGGATTTTTGTTCTCGTATAGGAGAAGTTTGCGATTGTCCCTACACACCCTACACTAATCCACAATTTCATTTTCCTCTTCTTCGTTGTTCGTTTCCTTGCGCTTAATTCCACAATAGACATTGCCCTTTGCAGTTCTCTTGTTGAATACTTGATTGACTAGAAGCAACTCCTTGAACTTCTTGGGGCTTGGTACATCTTTGCGTATCCGCATATCATTCACATAATCGTTCTTGAGATCATTTGCGCCGATGTAATCCTTCTCATTGCGAGTAATCTCATAGTGCTTCTCCAACCACTCCTTGAGGGTATTGTTCGCATCAATGTAATCGCCAGTCGCTTCGTTGATGCTATTGGGTCTAGGCAGAGACTTCCAGTCCTTGATTTCCTTATAAATCTCCGTCAGTATGAGCATGAACTCATCTCGCCACTCTGCGCTCTTACATTTCTTGTTCTTCACATCTGGATCTCCAAGCCGATGGAAATCCCTCACCATCTTCTCCTTTGAAACGAACTGGAAAGGGAACTTGATGACGACGATACGGCGCTGAATACCGCCGTCTAGCGAAGATAAGTTGGGAATAGTGTTGGTCTGGAGAAACGGCTTGAACATGGGCACATAGCGTACGATATTCTTGGAGTAGAGCGTTCGGCACTCTACCTTATCACCGCCAGAGAGCTTCTTGATAATTCCAGTCTTCATCGTGTCCTCGTTCTCTGGTTCGGTGAGCATGAGCACACGCTTACACCGAGCTTCCACAAGGGCTGGAATGGGCTGGTCTTTGCGCTCTGCACTCTTGGTGAATAGAGCCATATCTGCGGTATAGAAATAGTCGCCGAGCGTTGTTTCTAGCAAATCACTGGCTACACCCTTGCCGTTGCCTCCTACACCATTGAGAATATAGACTTCTTCCCAACGATTACCGCCAAAGATACACGATGCGAATACACGCAATAGATAGGTCTTGGTTTCCTCGTTCTCAAAGATATTGTAGAACAAGGTCATAATCTCTTTGCGCACGGCTTCGTTCTTGGTCTTGGGGTAAGCATAGCCAGTCGTTGTACTAATGTAGTCGTGAGGCTGAATAGGACGGAACGCACCGAGTTCTCCATCATACAAACCATCAGTAAAGGCAAATAGGAACTTATTAGCGTCCATGAGCAAATCTAGATCTGCCTTCTCGTAATAGGCATTCAAGAAGGAGATTACGCCATTACACATCTCGCTAGAGCCAAACGCCTTGTATGCGCCATTGATAAACTTAATTGCTTCATCGTGCTTCTTGGTGAGTTCCCTTTGTTTGATTGGGTCTCGTTCAATTGAGCTTTCTCGCATGTACCGAGCTAGTTCAGCCTTCTTGGTGTCCATCGCCAAAGTCATCATTGTGTCGGCAAGTTTGTGCTTGAGCCGAGACGGAACGCTCTTCTCGTAATGCTTCCATGTATTGTTGCTTTCTAGAGAGTACCAGCCTTGTACCTCGTGCCAGACATAAGCATCTGGATTGATATTGTAGAAATACTCGGCGATGTCCTTGTGGTTGAGTAGAGTAATGAGTGTCCAGAAGTCGTTGCGCTTCTCCATACGAGCATAGAAGGCACTGGGGTTCTCCTTCTTGAGCAGAGCCCAGAGCGACGCACCAGTCATCTTGCGACCGCTATAGCCCTTACCGAATGATCGCCACTTCTCTGCACACGCTCCAGACTGATAAGACTTACCACGCTTGGAAATCTCGTCCCACGCCGAGCACGGCAGACCTACATTGTGGAAGACCATACCGATTGAAACCCAAATGCCGTAGTCATCAATACACTTGTTCGGTAGGTCAGCCACAACCCCAAGTAGCGAGTTCGCCTCTTCTTTCGGCTCGGCGACTGCCCCATCAGTCTGCGGTTGCGCCATCATGGGCACGACTGCCTCTTGGACAATTTCATTTGCCTTCACATACTTGCCCTTCCATTTGCGCTCTACATACTCAATGAACTCATCTGGAATTGGGTTCAGTGTCTCGTCATCATCTGGCTCACATATCCAATCATAACTACGAGTTTCACCATTCGGTAGTTTGAAACGGCTCGGTGATACATAGAGTAGTCCGCCGTCATTACGAGCGTCTAGCTTGAGCGACTTGTCTTGTGTCGTCTTGATGCGTGGGTCATATTTGAAGACGAAGTGCTTACCGCCACCTTGCGTTTTCGCAATCATATTGCACTTGGGCATGAGCATAGCAATAATGACTTGATTGTGTGGCTCGTCGCAGTCATCAATATCAATTGCCGTCATATTTGAGACTGCGCCAGTCATTAGGGCGTACCCAGAAGCATTCGGTCGGCATACTGGGGTCTTGAGCCATGACGACGAGTGGTGCTTGAACATCTTGCTTTGCTTCTCGTCATTCCAATACATATCACCGCTTACCAAGTTCCAACCTAGTACGGCATATCCAGACACCTCTGGGGGCAAGTCTGGGAGAACTTTTTTACCGACCTCGCCAACATTTTTCATTTTATTCTCTGGGGAGAAAAAAGTTTCAGTTGCGCCGACCATTTGTTATGATTATACTTATCCTCATACCTTTAAACCACTTCTCATCATAGCCGAAATGGGCGCTGTTGTTTTTGCTGTGTATATATAGATAGATGACGCATAGAGAGAATGTCTTACGGCGCTTGGGTTTGCCGACCAATATCCACTTGTCGCTTACAACTATATCGCACTTGACTGGTGTGCCTATGGAAGCCTTACATGAGATTATGGAAAGGGGCAAAGGTGCATGGTTTCATAATGAAGCGTCGGTACGCTTGAAAAAGGATTTCAGTAAGAACCCCAACACTAATAAATATCCACGCACGGCAAGATTACCGATGATCCAATGGCAGTTTGCGAGAGTTTTTTCATTTCTAGATCATGGAAAGGATTATTACACTGCCGACCACGACATTGCTGTTAAATACGGCATCTAAAACACATCTTTACATCGTAATTAATGAAGTAAATCAGCCCTATATGGATTTTCCTATGAGAAAAAATATTTTTTCTAATGCGAAAATAGTCCATCTTATCAATTATATGCTTACAATTGGTAAGAAAGTGCGATATTTTGTTTAATTTTTAATATTTACCCATTAAAAATGAGAGCATCATGGGGTTGGGAAACATTAGCGACTTATATTGGCTATAATAGACGAGCCGTCATTCGTATTCCGTTGCCTCATTGGTACAACTTATCAAACTTCTCAATCTATAAGTGTGTTGAGACCAATACATTGATTATAACGGCTGATGCCGAGCCGTACAAGAATGAAACTATGACGCTGAAGAAGACGATAGAGTTGCATTGAACCTATCAAAGTATGTTTTATTCATTTCAATGCCGATTGCTTTGCGCTTGAGCTCATGCGCCGTTGCGACCGAATTGAAGCTCCCAGCCGTTGGGTCTAGAATGGTGTCGCCTTCATTGGAATATCGCTCAATCAACCATTTGTATAGTTCCTTCGGCTTCTGTGTTGGGTGTCCCTTCTTATTGCTTTCATTACCAATTGTAATTACGGACTTGACGCATCGTTTCTTACTATCTACCTTCTTGTACCCTTCCTTATCTGGCTTTTCTAGATTATAGACTTTTGCCGATGAATGCGAACCGACATAAGGTGGAAAATCGCCTTCAATATCAATGCGCTTGTAAAACGCTTCTCGCTTGGAAAATACATAGATGAACTCGTGCGACCGCAAAGGCTCTTTGTTCGCACGAAGAAATCCTACGCCTCTAGACTTGTACCATACGAGGTCATAACGAAACCATGAGGGATTGGAAGCGATAAGTTCTGCGCCGAACCGAGTATTGCAGAACATGAGAATTGGCGTTTTATCAGTTTTCATCAGCCGAGTAATTTGCTCCCAGAGTTTCGGTAAGTCTATCTTGATGTCCCAGTCGCACCCAGCGATACTATCAGTACTCCCTTTCTCCTTACGCTTTGCCTTTTCCTTTCCACCACCGCCAGTGAGGCAACCATACGGCAAGTCGCATACGAAGAGGTCTATGCTCTTCTCTGGGAGCTTCTTCATTACTTCCAAACAATCTCCATGATGGATTTCCATTCTATATATCTATTATGATATATCTTTTCTTTAAACCTCTTTCACATATGAGCCATTCAATTCAAAACCAATCCATTGTCGTTTGAGTTCAGCACATGCTCGTGCCGTTGTACCAGACCCCATAAACGGATCAAGCACAACATCACCTTCCTTACTAAAATGTTTGAGGCAAAGTTTGGGAAGTTCATCTGGGAATACGGCAGAGTGTCCTACACCTCTAGTAATTGGAAACTTCCAAACATTATGCGTGTATTCGGTTGTATAGTATTTGCCCTTTGGAGATTTGGAGAGCACGAAGATAAGTTCATAAGCATTGGTCAATCGGTTTTGGATAGGAACTGGATTGTTTTTGTGCCAGATGATTTGGTCTATGACGAAATAGCCTTGTTTCCGTAAGCGGTTCAATATATCATAAGGGCGCATCACTCCAGTCTCGCCGTACGAGAATGCAAGATTTAAGCAAACCATCGCATCGTCCTTGAGCTTGGGCTTGATTGCCTCAAAGAAATCTTCAATGGAATAAAGTGGCTCTCCAATGTCTTGGGTATAATGGAAGCCAGAGCCTCGTTGATACTTGTGTTGGGAATTGTAATACG